GGCCGGGCGCGCTGCACTGGCGGCCGAGGCGGTGCGGTTCGTGCTGGCCCTGCGCCCCGACGCGCCGCCGCCACGGAAGCTGGTGGCGTTGCAACGCAAGCTGGTGGCGTTGCAACGCAAGCTGGAGGAACTGCGATAACCGACGAATACTTCCGCTTTTCCCTCTGCATGGATCAGCCTGGGCTTTGGCCAGTGGACGCGCGGATGGAGCTTCCGCTCAAGCTATGCGCCGAGATTTTGCTCATCATAGCCGAGGCACAAAAGGCCGAGGCTCTCAATGAGCCGCACACACAGGGAGACGCGCCGTGAGCAAACCCGAAACCACCGAACTGCACTGTCCGATGCGAGCCGATGTTATGGCTGCGCTTGAAGATGCCGCGTTACGCCGGAAGCGCGACAGGGACGGCCTCGTGAACGAGATAATTTTCGATTGGCTGCTTGCCAGGGGTTATCTGAAATGAGCGACGACGACCGCATCGAGGAGCTGGACGCCGAGATCGAGCGGCTGCGCACTGCCATGCGCGAGCTGCTGTCGGGTCACGACAATCTATATCGAGCGCACTTTGGCTATCTACCGACGTGCAATCCAGAGAACGACATAGCAGCTAAGGCGGCACGGCAGATATTGGCACAAGGAGACGCGCCGTGAGCGATGACTACTCCGTCATGAACACCTTGCGCTTGGTGCCGCATTTCGGACAGCGACCGATCGCTCTGATATGCGCCAACCATGTTGCCGGCGGGACGTTCGACGGCTGCCAGTCCTGCCAGCGATAGTCGCACGGGCCACAGCGCAGCGTCAGCAGCACCCAGGTCGGGGTATAGCTCGGCGGTTGTGGCGGCATTCCGCCACTTTATCGGACAATTCCACTACGCGCGATAACCGCACTTATCGCGCATAGGCATCCTCGATCAGCCGTCGCTCGACCAGCCGCAGCACACCCAGGATCATGGGAAACGGCAGCCCCTCGCCCCTCTCATAGACGACATCTAGGATCGCCCGCTCCAGCGCCTCGGCCCGCATGTCGCCCTCGAAGAGAGGGACTACCGCCACGTCACCCTCCCATCACCCGGCGCACCCAGGCGCCCACGCGCAGCCACCAGGGCGGCCGTGGCGGCTTAGGCGCTGGCGGTGGCCGTGGTGGTGGCACCGACAGCGGCGGCTCATGGTTCAGAGGCGCCCGCATCCCTGTCCCGTCGTGCCGCCACCTCGACCAATGCCGCCTCGGCCTTGCCGGCAGCCTCCTGCATCGCGTCCGCGAACCAATGCGCCACGAACGCCTGGCGATCGGCATCGGTGCGGACGGCGTCGGCCATCGCGTATGCCCGCAGGAACTCGCGTGCCCAGCGCTCCGGGTCGACGCCGACGTGACGGCGAAACTGCGCGCCGCTCATGGGCTGGTCCTCGGTCACGCGACCCTCCATGATTCTGCGGCGTCCGAGCGCTCCGAGCGCTGCCAGGCCCGCATCCACGTATCAGTTGGCGTCACCACCTTGGCGTCACGAATGAACGGCCGCGACATGCAGGCATAGCGTGCGGAATCTGGCGCGTGATCCTCCATATCGCTGTCCACGTCCTCTGGCCGCGCGTCGTCGTGCTGCAGCGCCGGCAACGTGCGGATCAGATCCACGCTGGTGGAGAACAGCAGTAGCATCGGCCTGCCGTCAGCATCGCCGGCCAGCCTGCCACGCACCTGGTCCCAGCCGCCCATCGCGCCACGTCCGGCAATGCGCTTGTTGTCCGCTGGTCGGAATATCACGCTGCGCGCCATCATACGGTGCGCGATCGAGGGGCCGCCGTCCTCGGCGAACATCGCCGGATCAGCCACACCCACCATGACGCCAGGATCGTCGGCCTCCCGCGTGCGGATACCGTCAGCGATCGCCTCGGCCGTCATGCGCAGGCCCACGTTCGGCTCGCCAGGTCGCATGCCATACCACTCGCGGTAATTGACCAGACAGCCTCGGGCGATGTCCGGGATGCTGCCATCGGACACCGCCCACCAGAGGCACGAGAACGGTCGAGCTGATCCCCAGTCGAATGAGCGAAAGCGTGGCCAGTGATCAGGCAACGACCGTGGTGCGATGACGTGCCGGTCCATCGAGAACTCGGGAAAGAACGCACCGGACACCACGCTCCAGTCACCCTCTAGCCATGCGCGCACCAGTTCGGGTGAGCCAGAGGCCCGGAGACGCTGCACATAGTCGGCACCGAGGTAGACGTTGTCAGCAACGCGCGACGGGATGTAGATACGCTCCAGGCCCTCGGGGCTGTGGATGATCTGCCAGCCGAGTGGATGCGGGTCGATGTAGCGTGCGCGAACCCACTGGTGCCCCGGTCCGCCCGGATTGCCCGTGAGCCGCATACCGACCGGCACGCCAGCACCGGATCGCAACGTCGCCATGAGCTTCATGATGGGTGCTGGAGACGGGAAGTTGCCAGCCTCCTCCACATATACACGCGTGTAGCTATGGCCTTGATACTGCTCTGCGTCGGCGTCGCGTTCGAGGTATGCGAAGGTGAGACGTGCGCCATTCGGCATGGCAACGCGCATCGGGTTCTGCGTGAACGTGGCACCGAGTTTCGTGTAGATGATGCGTGCGCGCTCGAATGTTTCGAGCAGCTCGATGCGCGAGCGGCGCACCATGAGGCCGATGGCATCGGCGCGGAACTCGTCAGCATGCAATGCCCACTCGCCCAGCACTGCGTCCGTTTTGCCTCCGCCTCTGGCCCCACCGAAGAACACCTCAAACACCGGGCAGGCGACGAACGCGGACTGCGGGCCTTTTTGCGGTTCCCAGACTGTGATGACGGTGGCTGACATTTTGTCCGATTAGGGCAAGGTCAAACAGGACTGTCCGATGGGACGGGTTGGCCACGGCAGACTGCGGGTTTGCGGGCACTAACGGGTGCTAACGGCGCAGGTCTTAGACCTTATCGGACGGTTCGGCGTCGATAACGACCGGCTCGCGACTATCGGACGGCGCATGCAACCGCAGCCATTCCGATGCCGACTCGACGGGTGATGGTGCGCGCACCACGTAGGTCACCGGGTTATCAGGATCACCGACAAGCTGAAGCGGCAGCACTTTGCCCACCAGCGTCATGAACGCAGCAGGGTTTTCCTCAGCCTGGCGCATGAGATACGCATCGCCGCCGACGCCAGCGAGCGCGCCAAGGATCATGCCCTTAAGGTCCGCTGTGGACTTGTTAGGCGTGCCAGCAACACGTCCGCCGGTTTTGGGTGATCCCTTCGGTTTAGCCATTCCACCAATCTACTCTAGATTGTAGTTCTCACGGCGTGAGACACTCACGGCTTCTGCCGATCGACGAGGCAGGATTCGATGATGCGGGTGAGCATAATGTTACGCTGATCGGCGTTTTGCTGGACGACGTGCAGGATAGCATACAAGAAACCTGCGTTTAAAACCAACAAAACCAGAAAGGCTGGCGGCAGGACGCTGACGAGTCGTTCGCCTAATGCAGCGAGGCTCACGGTTCACAGTCGCTCCATGGGCAGCATGCGGCCTGGTCGGTATCCTGGGGGCGTCATCGCTGGCGGTCCGCTCCAATAAGCCGGGCTATCTCGCCTTTAGCAGATTCGATGTTGGACGGTGGCTCACGATACCACCAATAAAGCAACATACCCTGAAGCTGGCTCTCCGTAAACATAACGATTCGATCTGGTGTTTTAGACTCCACCACAGCGGCCTGTTCGGCCTCTGGCATGGTCATATCCACCCCTCCTGACGCAGGCGCGGACTCGCTCACAAGCGCCCCATCAGCAGCATGATCACGAGCACGATGAGGATGACGCCGACGATGCCGATGCCGCCGCTGTAGTATCCGCCGTATGGGTGTCCGCCCCAGCCGCCGCGATAGCCGGCCACGCCGCCGAACAGCACCAGCACGAGCAGCACGACGATGATGACCCAGAGGAGGTTCATGGCGTGGTCCTAGGCGGCGGGTCGTGTGAGTGCATCGAGGCGGACGTTGGCCTCGACCAGTCGGCCCATGAGGAGCAGCGCCACGACGGCGTGCGAGGCGGTGACGCGGACGATGACCCCGTGATGGCCGCTGAGAGGCCCCGTGCGGACGCTCACAGCCTCGCCTGGGGCGTAGGAGGCGCCGGAGGCCGCAATGGTGCGGCGCGCTGCCTCACTGGCCTGTAGCATCGCCAGGACGCCGGCATCGACGTGTCCGGGTTTCCCGTCCGTCATGAGCAGGCATCGGACGCCCTGGGTGTATCGGATCGGGGTCCACGGGCTGTCGGCGTCCATCTCGGCGAACAGGTAGTTGCCGAACAGGGGCACCTCGACGGTGCGGGTCATGGAGCGGGTGACGGGATCGCGTCGTGTGACGGCGTGGAGCGGGAGGTAGACCGGGTAGCCGCTGCGGAGGAGGTTGGCTGCGGCCCAGCGCTCTGCGCCTGGGTGGGATTGGACGACGACCCAAATGCGTCCGCGCGGCAGAGGAGCCAAACGAGCGGCGCCGCTGTCGTGCTGGGACTCGTCTAGCGCCCTGAGACGACGCCCGTCAAGCATCGGGATCGAGGATTTGCTGGCGGAGATCGGCGAGCAGGCTGTCGGTGAGGGCGGTGCGGTATTGCGCTGGGCATTGGCGCATGAATGCGATGAGGATGTGAGCGAGGGCTGAGATGATGACGATCTGGTGGTCGTCGGCGTAGTCGGCATCGAGGTCGTCGGTGATGTTGAGGGCGATTTCCTCGGCGCGGCGGTAGTCTGGATCGCATCGGCGGACCAGGTGGTCGAAACTGGTGGTCATGCCCGTGGCCTCACCCGTGCGAGCAGGACGTAGCCGTCCGGGTCGCGGCGCTGGACGGTTTCGAGCAGGTGGTGCGCGATCTCGGCGCGCAAGTCCTGCTGGCTGACGGTGTAAGCCCAGCGCATTGTGGCGCGCGGCTGGTGGGCGACGATGGCCCAGTCGGTGCCCATGTCACGCAGGTCGCGGGCGATGCGGGTGGCGCTCATGCCAGCCGCGCCAATCCGCGCGCCAATTCCGCCAATCCGCGCGCCAATTCGGCTCTGCGCCAATTGATCTGCGCCAATTTAACAGCCCCTCTGGGGGCTGAATTGGCGCAATTGCGCTTTTGGCCGCCAATTCGTGCGCCAATTCCGGTGGATGTTTGGGTGAATTGGCGGACCATCACGACGGCCTCAGGGCGTTGTTCACGTTCACACCTGGAATGGTTTTGTGGAACCTTGGGTGCTTAAACTCGCACTCGAACAGCAGGCCGGATTTGAGCCATTGGCCGACCATCTTCTTGGCGTGCTTATCGGTGACATCGAACATCTCGATGAGCACATTGCCGCACCACCGGTTGGCCGACTGGCCTCGCCTGGTGGCGGTGTAGAGCACGCCGGGTTCGGGGCCAGTGGCGATCGCGTCCAGGGCGGCGTTCAGGTCGCTGTTGGGCGCCTTTTCCAACTCATTCTCTGGTGGGTGCCAGGGGACGATCGCTCCGACGCTGTCACCGTTCGGATAGAGCGGATCGTGGGTGTTGCCGAGGCTGACGGAGCGGAGATGGAACCACCGGGCCTTACTGGCTGGAGCCATGTTGCGCTTGGCGTCGTCCAGCCTGACGTAGCTCAACCGGTCGTCGTCGCTGATGCCAAACTCCTGCGC